TAAACCTACCTGATGACGGAGATACTCAATTACTGTATCTTCCTTGTTCACCTTAAGGTTGAGGAACTTGTCTAGTCCTACGCTATCTGGGTCGTTAAGAACCTTCTGTAGCAATTCTGGGTCATTGTCAACAAGTTCACGCCAGAGTGATACTTCCTTAGTTGTCTGGTCATAATCCTTGAGTGTCTGCTCTGCGCGAGCAGCAGCAGCACGTGTACGCTCCAACTTGACAGTTGGCTCTTCAAGTGAGCCCAAGAACTTGAGCATATTAGGGCCAAGGTTAGTTGGGTCTGCAACTTCTGCAGCGGCCATAGCAACCTGTGCTGGGCGAGCACTAATCTTGTCAACGCCCTTGTTCACAATGCTAAATCCACCTGTTTCGCCGTAGATAGCGCGAACATTCGCAAAGCCATCTACCTTCCAGATTTCGTTAATCATGTCGTTGAGCAATGACATTGCTTCTGGGTTCTTGAACTGTGATGCCTTGGCAATGAGTTCTGCCATAGGAACCATAGAATCTTCTACATAGCCCTTGAACATGAAGCCGTCGAATGACTTGCCTTCATCTGAAAGACCACGGTATAGGTCATCCATAGCCTGACGTGTAGCAGGAGACTGTGTGAAATCTGCAGCAGTCTCTTCGATACGTGCCATAAGGTTAGCACGCTTTGCAATCTCTGCATCGCGTACATTCTTAGGAGCATCAGCAAAGTCATCTGCTAGGTCGTATAGTTTGAACTTGTAGTTTTCTTTTCCAGTAACTACAAACTCATCTAACTTATGCACACCAACTGAAATCTTTCCAGCCTCTGGAATCTCGTCAAAGAGGAACCAGCCGTCAAAGAACCCACCTGTGTTAGTAAAGTCTGCAGAGAGTTTATCAACTGCAGATGTCATCTCACCAGATGCCACCTTTGGGTGTGTTACAAACCAGTTAGCAACGTTTGCTGGGTCTAGCGTAGCGTTATCTACGCCAGCACCAAAGTAGACCTGCTCTTCTGTAGCAAGAAGTTTCTTAGCATTGCGTGCTTCTGCACGGACAATGTGAGCATTCTGCTCTTGCGCTTCAAGAACCTTCTTGTTGTAGCGGTTAGCAGTACGCTTGCGTACAGCAGGAGAGAGCATATCTGACTCTTCTGCAAGTTTAGTAACCTCATCGATTACTTCTGTGTTTGGCTTAAAGCCAGCCTCACGTACTTGAGTCTTAATCTTTGTGAACTTATTACCCTTGCCAAGTACCTTTGTGGCAGCACCAGGACCGAGGTATGTTGTTGGGTCGAGAGCGATGTTAAGTGTCGCGTCTACAAGACCTGACATAATCTTATAAGCAGTTGTATCTGGTCCTTGACCAAGAGACTTTGCTGTGTAACGGCCAATTGTAAATGATTCGCCGTAAATCTTACCGTAAGCACCCATGGCCTTAGCCTGTGCCTTGCCTACCTTAGTCTCAGGTGTAATGAAGAATCCTGAACCCTGGTTAGACCAGTTACGTACAAGTTGTCCAAGTTGAGTAGACTCACCAGCAATACCTTGTGTAAAGTCCTTGATGAGTTGCTGTGTTGGTACACCCTGTGTAACGTCACGTGTCATGACTGTTGCAAAGTCATAGATAGAACGAAGACCAGCAAAGCCTACGCGAGATACACCCTTGAATGGGTCCCATACAACGTTCTTGACTGCATCAGAAATCTCGCCAATAAAGCCACGCTTCTTCTCAACAGTTGCCTTAATGTTATCAACGTTGCGAGCATCACGCTTTAACTGTGCAATACCATCATAAGATGTAATCTTGTCGATTCCAGGCGTGCTTGAATTGAGCCCAGAATTGACCATCGCCATAACCAAGTCCTTACTCATACCTGGATACTTAAGCGAAATGTCGTTAAAGTTAGTTAACTTATCAGGAGTAAGATTGCTATACGCAATTTGTACATTGCGCTGCATCGCATCTCTGTTATTCTGCTGCAGAAGTTTCTGCGCAGGAGTTAAGTATTGGTTTTCTGCCACTACTTACCTTCTTCGTTGAATGCTTCTACAATCATTGCCAACTGAGCGTTCTCAGGATTAGCAAGGAGAAGAGCACGTGCAAGTGCAGAACCATTATCTGGTGATGCAACTGGAGTACGAAGAACGCTTGAATCGCGACCTGGGCCTCCAGGAGCACCATCTGATAGAGGTGTACCCTGTGAACCAGGAGCAAAAATATCTACATTAGGAAGTGATGCCATACGTGGTGCTGGTTGAGCACTCTCTGCTGATGCAGTGATTGGCATTGGAGCAGCATTTGCTGTCTCTGCAATCGCTGTACGAGCACCATAATTGCCACCTGTAGCCTTGTCGAGACGAGCATTACGCTGAACGCGTTGAGCCATGCCACGGTCTACGCGCTTGGCTCCCTTGCCAACACCAGATACAGGCGCAATATTTGACATTTGTACTCCTAGTTAGTAAACTGTGTTTCAATAACAATCGGTGGTGCGCAGTATGCGTTCCACTGGCAAGCAACCTCAATTGATTTCTTGATAATTGCCTTAGCCTTCTTTGGGTCATCTTTGCACTTATCAATACCAAGTGCTACTGCCGCACCTAGTGCGATTGGCCCACCGCTTCCAGCGGTATAGATATTACGTATATCTCTATCCCATCCATAATCAGATGCAATAGGATATATAATTCCTTGAACTGATACGAGGAAGCCTGAATCCATCCATGCTGCTTCGCCTTCCCACTTAGCATCGAATCCACCTTCAATGAAGTGGTCACGAAGTTGTGGGATAAACAACTGAGTCATGAACTGGTCTAACTTCTCGACAGTCGTAAATCCTGGCGGTTGAGGTGGTATCCATCCTTGCTGTAGCAAGTTGCCACCACGTGTAGCACCGCAGATTGCAAAGAGGTAATCCTCTTGCTCATCCCATGTTACTTTTGGATTAGCGAGAATGAACATATCGCCAGATTCCTCTGTCGCACGTGAGTCCGCACCAATAATGGAGAAACCATTACCTTGGAATCCAACTAATACAGTCATTGTCCGTCCCCTATTTGATTACTGTAATCCGCCTAATATTTGCTCTAGTCCCATTGGGGCTTGAGGTTGTTGAGGGACCCCACCAGAAGGTTGTCCAGGAGTTGCTGGGGACGGGGGCGCATTCTCAACTGGGCCTTGTGTGCCTGGTGGGGCCATCTCTGGCTGCGCCTGCTGCTGTGGTTGCTCTTCTGGAGTAAATACAGCAAGGGCAGCATTCTCGAGTGATTCCCCGTCACGCCGACGCTTGATAACGTCAGCAATATTTTGAATTAACTTGCTTGGGTCTGCACCTTGAGCAGTCATAGCAGGGATTGCCTGCGCTGTCGCGGTGATAGAGGCGAGCAAGTTCTCTCTCATTTTTTCAACTTCGATGTTCTGCTCTTCAATGGATACGTTAATATTCCATGGAAGTTCATTACGAATGAAACTCTTCGATACAAGGTCTGCACCAAGTGATTGAAGTGAGAAAATCAGAGCGCGAGAAGGGTCTAAACCAGCCATCAAGCCGTAGCGCACTTCAACAGAAGTGTCGCCCTTAATATCCTTGCTTGGCTTATATGTTATCTCATAAGGAGTGCCTTGTGCGAGTCCTCTGATGTTCTTCTTTTCATCGAATAGGAGTTCATCCATTTCGAAGCACAACTTGATTACATCTTCAAGAGCCTCAGCCATGACAGTTTGACCTGCCTTAATCTGAGAATCGAATGCACCAAGTAGTGCCTGAACACCTTGGCCAGTAATAATACTGGCGTCGATGTTACCTGTTCTGCCTTCTGGATAGCGAGCACCGAGTCTAAGTTCGGATTGGAGTGCTGATTGCTCCTGGAAAGCAGCAGCGGGAACGTCCAAACGGACACGCCCGACACTTTGTGGTGAGTCAGTGCGAATAATCGCATCTGGACCCATTGGCAAGTCAAGAACATCGTTAGGAACAACGATAGGTGCTTGAATTGACTTCTCAGCAAGTTCCATTGCAAGGTTTGCAAAGCGGGAACGTGCTAGTTGTACGTAAAGAACATCATCAAACTGACCACGTGCTTCACCATCTAGGGAAGGACGCTGTGCAATGACAACAGTCAACTTACCCATAAGGTTTCTAGCACGTGATAAAACTAAGTTCTTGCGGTTAGGAACATAAAGAACAATCTGGTCCTTGTCCATGTAGCGAACAACTTCGACATCTTGAAGCATATTCTGCTCATATCCGTCCTGACCAAGCAACTGGAATGAGTGCTCTGGGAACTCGTTGATAAGTTCACCAATTGTCTTGTTGTATCGCTTCGCATAAGCGATGCAGCGACCAAAACGGTCAAACTCTGGGTATGAACCAATTGGGTCTTCAACGCGAATACGTGGCATATTGGTCTCAAAGTCAGGCTCTACGTGAATTGGTAGGAAGCCGTATGAGAACCACTGGTCTGAACCAGGATACATTTGTGACTGCAAACGTGACATCGTAACGTATGCATTAGCAATCATTGTACGCTTGTCAGCAAAGGCACGTGATGAATCATTGTTAGTGCGTGCTGGTGGGCAGTTAAATGATGGCAATGGTGCAAGTACCTCAGAGAGGTCACGCGCAGCCACATCAATGAAGTTAGCAGTCATAGAGACTGGCATATCTTCTGGGAAGAAGTCTGAGAACAGAGTTCCTAATTGACCCTTGCGTACTGCAAGTACATTAGACATGCGGCTGTCACGTTCACGTGCGCGCTCTTTCATCGCTTCAACGCGACGTGCCACTCCAGCAATATCTAGTGCCATTGTAGTCCTATTCCTCGTATTCGTTAAATTCGTATTCGTTGACGTTTACAACGTAACGTGTATTCATTTGTCTCTTAGTTGCCCAACGGTTATTGGTGTAGGTTGTTCCCTTGCGAGTCACGTTGATTACCTCACGTGCTCGTAGTTCACAGAACCATAACGCCATCACGCAGTCTGTCTTACCTTTAGTATCAGGAGACCATGTGATTAACTGTTGAATCAAAGACTTGACACCTTCTGAACCTTCCTGTGAAGGAAGTTCCATCAAGTTATCGTCTTGGTGTACATTGTCTCTCATTGAACCAAAGAGACCTGCCATAGCAGCCACACCAAATGCTGTGTCCCACTTATTCTTACCAGTGAACTGGCTAGAGAACTTCACACCATTATGTGCTAAGAACTCTCGCAAGTCTTGGTCAAGTGCGTAAGCCTTCTGGTGAGCATTGATTTCAATGCGCAGTTCGTTGGGCTTGTACTTGTGTACCCAGTCCTCAATTAACTTTTCAATCTTCTGAGGGTTAGGGTCAGACATGTTTTCAACATCTAGAA